TCTGAGGGAATTTTCACTATATGAAGAGGATTCCGAACAATTCGTTGCTAGTCTAAAGGAAGATGCGCAGCGGAGTGTTTTAACTACTCTTGCTAGAACCCGTGTCGGTTTCAACATTGACTTAGTTACTCCAATGGTCGGGAAACACTCGTTGGATAAGAATGGAGAACGCACCGTCTTCATTGAGCATATGTTGAAAGTGGTAGCAGATAGTCTTGGTTCTAGTCTTAAACCCTTGATGGATGCAGAGGCGGGTCAGGCCGCAAAGGTAGGCCCTATCAGTATCATGTTACCTTTCGCTGACAGGCGCCCCGATTTGTATAAATATTACTGTAAACCTCAAGTTGAAGGTAGTGTTATAGTACATCTAGAGAGGGCTTTCTATCGCATCCTATCGAGGATTCCAAAGCATAAATTGCGCCCAGTTTCATTGGATGAAGCTTTTATTAAGATGCCTAAGAGTACTAACTTAGGCTCTCCATTCTTTAGGAAGTCTGCAACATTATATCCCGAATTGATGAGGCAGGCACGTCTGATTGAAAAGAGTGGTTTCAATGTTGCAGAGCATGACGATCCTTGCATGCTATATTGGCGAGGCCAAAGCGCTGGTCTTACCAAGCCCGTGAAGCAACGTGCAGTGTGGGGTTACCCACACAAAATATCATTGCATGAACTAAGATTGATGATACCAATCATCGCTGAATTCAAGAAGTATCCTGAGTTTTCAGCATTAGTTAGCAATGAGGCAGTAAACAAGAGTGTTACTGCAATGCTTAGAGATAGAAACTCTAAGTATTGTGTTGATTTCTCTTCGTTTGATCAATTTGCCAGACCTTTGATTGATATGGCTTTTGATCTAATGCGGGCAGCATTTCATCGTAGTGCTTTACCACTAATCGACTTCGTGCAAAACAGATTCATTAACATTCGATTACTGACTCCGGACGGGCTGTGGAGCGGAGAACACGGTGTTCCGAGTGGTGCTGGACCAACCAACTGGGTTGATTCAATGATTAACTGGATTATCGCAGAAGCATTCGGCGATGCAATGGGACTAAAGTTAATTAAGGCACTGTTTCAGGGAGATGATGGAGTGTATGAGTATGACAAGGACCCAGATCCTTCGACTCTCGTTGATTTTGTTAGTCGTGTTGGTATGTACATTGGATTTGATAAAGGTGGAACTTCAAGTGACACTGTTTTGTATCTTCAAAATGTTCACATGTCGGACTATATTGTGGACGGTCTTACTGTCGGTGTTAGACCCTTGGAACGTCTCCTATCTGGGATGTTAGGTTTCGAAACCCCGAGGGATAAACAGTGGAGACCGATTGATACAACTTTCCGTTGGCTACAGCAGTGTGAAAACGCCCGTTACCACCCTCAGTTTGAAAGTCTTCCTAGGCTTTTGTATC